GTTGAGCGTAACGGCAAAACCTACTACAACGTAAAAGCGTCTGATGTGACAGTTAAGGAGACAGGAAGTGGCAGTAGTGGAAACAGCGCTAGTAATGTTCGGCCTGCTAGTTCTGGCACTAGCTCTGCTCGACCTGTAAGCAACGCTGGTGGAGGAGATCGTCAGGACGCGATCATGCGGCAGTCAGCAATGGGCTACGTTGCACAGATCATCGCTGGCACTTTGACCAGCAAGAGCGATCTTGACCAAGCTGCTGCTGATGTAGTGCGTATTGCCAACGATTACTTCTTGCCTTATGCACAGCATGGTGTGACAGAAGACGAGACTCGCAAGGCAGAAGAGCAAGAGCTTACTAACCAGCAGCACTCAAAAGAAGAGGACTTTGACGACGATATTCCGTTCTGATGTACAACAGCCCCGGTAGCTCAACTGGATAGAGCAACGGCCTTCTAAGCCGTAGGTTGCAGGTTCAAGCCCTGCTCGGGGCGCCAACTATTAAGAAATCCTTACAAGTTGAATGGACAAAGATGAGTAAGACAAAAAGACGTAACCCTAACTATCACTCAGAAGATGACAGATGGCTAAAGAAGGGAGGCGGTCACAGCGGCCCTTCCCGACGTAAACAAAAGCAGAAAATACTGCAAGAGGCTTTGCAAGATGACTACAGATAAGACAGCAAGTATTGACGGTGATCCGATTGTCTATGCAATCGCTTTTGCTATGCAAAGTTATGCGCTAATTGATGAAGATAATGCAGGGCATGTAGTTGAGGTTTTACCGACCATCAAAGAGGCTAAAGAGTTAGCAAGAGAGATCGGTCTGGTAAACTACTCAACCTCGCCTTATGTAGAGCGAACAGTCGAACTGTTTGATGACATGCACGACACGCTTAGCGATTTTATCTTTACGATCCTAGAAGAGACAGAAGCGATAGACCACCACATCATTCTCTCTGGCAAATTAAACTTCCGATACAGCGTTGACCCTGAGTACAAGGCCAACCGGAAAAGCGTAGACAAACCACTGCTCTACGAAGATGTCAGAGATATGCTTATTAGTGACTTTGGCGCTGAGTACGCTGAGGAAGGATTTGAGGCAGATGATGAGCTTGGAGAATTTGCCTACTGGAGCATTGCCCTCGACATGCCAGAAGACTATGTGATCTGCACGATTGACAAAGACTTAGACACAATTCCCGGCTGGCACTACCGCTGGCCCACGCACAACAAAGACGGCGATCTTTACTGGGTAACACCAGAAGAGGCCATGAAGACCTTTTGGATTTCTGTACTGACAGGCGATACCGCTGACAACATTCCGGGGCTAAAAGGCATCGGGCCTAAGAAGGCACTAAAAATAGTTGCAGAGTGCGTCAAACAGAAAGACTATTACGAAGCCTGCGAACAAGCGTACTTGAGTCACTACGAGGGACAGATGGAAGAAGAAGAGATAATCAAACGCTTTGAGACTAACCTTCAGCTTTTAACGATTGGTAAAGGAGAGGAAGATGCAAAGGAACATTCTCGACCAGATTGAAGAGATCAACATGGAGTATGAGCTTGACGAAGAAGTTGAGACAAAAATCTTACAAGACTTGTTAGAAGCGATTGAGGCAGAGATTTATGAACGTGCTACACTCATTACTTCGCTGGCTGATGCGTGGGACGATAACTGATTACGAACGCACTATCGAAACACTTAAAGAAGACAACTATCGACTTCGCAGACGGATACAGCAGCTTCAAAGTGGCAAAGGCCCGAGCTTGTACCCTGATTGGAGTCTAGCAGACTGGGAAGAGGCTTATGGCAAGACCAAAATCTGAACCAGCGTACAGAAGCCAGCTAGAGAAACGCGTTTGCAACAATTTGCGGAACAGACGCATCCCTTTTGATTACGAACCTTATAAACTTAGTTATACTACAGAAGTTAAGACAGCTACATGCGCTAAGTGCGGTCACAACGTCGCACTCAAGCAAAGAAACTACACGCCAGACCTTGTACTAAGTAACGGCATTGTTATTGAGATTAAGGGCAAGTTTACAGGCGAGATGAGGACTAAGATGCTGGCTGTCAGACGTTGCAATCCTGAACTAGACATCAGGATGCTATTCCAAGCTGACAACTGGTTGACAAGAAAGAAGGCAACAAAGTATTCTGACTGGTGCGAGAGAAACGGATTTATTTACCACGTTGGAGAACAAGTCCCTAGCGACTGGGTAGTTTAGTATGAAAAAATATACAGACAATCAGGTTATAGCAGCGGTGGAAGAGTTAGGCAGTCAATCTGCTGCTGCTCTGCACCTTGGTATTAACAAGCGAACTTTGGAGCGTAGGCTTGCTAAAATCAGAAATCAAGAAGGCGGTGAAGAAGACATCGAATCCGAAAGCCGTCAGATTCCTCACGGACATATTGTCAAAGGCACATCCACTCTATACGACGCCGAAACTGGTGAGCCTAAATTGGAGTGGGTCAAGACAGACCTCGACAAACAAGCAAAGCTAGACGCTATTCGCTCGGCTGTTAATAGTTTAGTCAATGTAGAGAAGCCAAAGCCGCGTCAAGCGTTAGCCGCTCCTTACGCTGACAAACAGATGACAGTCATCCCTATCACTGATATGCACATTGGCATGTACGCTTGGGGTGATGAGGTAGGCGACGACTACGACGTAGAGCAAGCAGTGTCACTTATGTGTGGTGCGGTAGATTACCTAGTAGAGTCTACACCTTCTTCCGAGAAGTGCGTGATCTTGCAGATGGGCGACTTCTTCCACGCAGACAATATGTCTGGCTACACAGAGCGCAGCAAGAATATCTTAGATATTGATGGGCGCATGAGCCGAGTGCTTGAACTTGGTTGGCACGCCCTAGAACGCTGCATTGACATGGCCTTACAAAAGCACGAGTTAGTTGAAGTAGTCTGTGTTCCCGGCAACCACGATGAGTTTATCTCTGTTGCGACACAGAATCACTTTAAGAGCCTGTACAGAAAAGAGCCACGGTGCTATGTCCATCCTGAACCAACGACTCGCAAGTACGTCAAGTACGGAGAAAACCTGATTGGCGTCACTCACGGACATCAGACTAAAGATGCAGCACTGCCCGGAATCATGGCTGCTGAGAAGCCTAAAGAGTGGGGCGACAGCACACACCGCCGTTTCTTCCGAGGCCATCACCACCACGACAACCGCGTAGAGTACAACGGCTGCATTGTAGAGCAGTTCCGTACTCTTGCTGCCAAAGACGCTTACGCGGCTGAGCACGGCTACATGGCTGGTCGAGATATGAAAGCCATTGTGTTTGACAAAGAGTTTGGAGAAGTGGCACGATCAACAGTGTCAGTAGAGATTTTGAAACATTGGGCCAAGGAGAAGCGTAATGGATAAAGAGGAGTTTGGGTTCTTAGCAGAAGCATCAGAGGATAACTACGATCTTGTTGGTGTGATTGCTTTCTATCAAGACCCAGATAGTGAAAACGGTGCCTTTAAGACTTTTCTAGCAGGTGATCTTCCGCATGATGTGACTGAGTTAGAAGGTATGCAGGCTTTTATTATGAACGTACAAGTTATGATGGAGGACTACCTTGACTCAGACATCCACTAAAGAGACACCAGACTTAGAGATGGAAGTCAACGGGATTGAGTTTGGTGTTGTAGTAGACAGTTATGTACCCGGAGAGAAAGGTTCCCGTTGGGAGCCTCCAGTCCCACCAGAGTTTGAGTGGCATTTTATTGATGAAGAAGGAAACCGAGCAGACTGGATCATAGATGAAATGAGCTACGATGACATGGATGAAATTGAGACAACTATTTTTGACAACTCAAGAGAAGGGTAATTGATGGATGAACTTAGAGAGGACTACATAGACAAAGTAATCGACGCTGCTAAACAGTCTGAAGCTAAGTTCCGACACGCTGCCCTTTGCCTAAACAGCAAGGGGCATGTTGTCTCTGTAGGGACAAACAGCAGAAAGACACACCCACAGCAAGCAGAGTACGCAAAGCGCTTGGGTAAAGAGCAAAAGGTTAATCTCCACGCTGAGATTGCAGCCTTGGTAAAGGCAAGGGAAGACGTAGACACAGTGATCGTCTGTAGGCTAAACAAGAACACAGACTTGCGACTGTCTAAGCCTTGCCCGGTATGTAAGCTGGCACTAGATGAGGCTGGCGTAAGGGAGGTCTGGTTTTCTACAGACCAAGGATTCGAGAAACTTGCGGATAGTGAAAGGAAGTTGCATTTATGAGTGAAAGCGCAATCACAACGAAGTCGGCACAGATCTTGTCAGACATCGTTACGTTTACAAAATACTCAAAATACGTCCCAGAGATCGGGCGCAGAGAGACTTGGGAAGAGCTAGTCGAGCGAAACATGGCTATGCACATCAACAAGTACCCTAAACTCAAGAAAGAGATTCAGGAAGTCTATAAGAACTTTGTGTTCACCAAGAAGGTGCTACCGTCGATGCGGTCGTTGCAGTTTGGCGGCAAGCCTATCCAGAACAGCCCGAACCGTATCTTTAACTGTGCTTACATGCCAGTAGATCACCCAGACAGCTTTGCAGAGGCCATGTTTCTTCTGTTAGGTGGCACAGGCGTAGGCTACTCAGTTCAGCGCCACCACGTCTCAGAGTTACCTGCTGTTGTTGGGCCGCTGAAGAAGCGCAAGCGGTTTCTAGTTGGTGATAGTATTGAGGGTTGGGCAGACGCAGTAAAGATTCTGTGTGAGGCTTACTTCTACGGCAAGCCACGTCCCGTGTTTGACTTCTCTGACATTCGCCCCAAGGGTGCAATGCTCGTGACTTCAGGTGGTAAGGCTCCCGGCCCACAGCCACTCAAAGACTGTCTGCACAACATTGAGAAGGTGTTTGACACTGCGCTAGAGGAATCAGGAAGAGGTGTGCAGTTACAGCCAATTCAGGTACACGACATTATGTGTTACATCGCTGATGCTGTGCTTGCTGGCGGTATTCGCCGTGCTGCTCTAATTAGTCTGTTTAGCATGGACGATGAAGAGATGCTGACAGCAAAACACGGTAGCTGGTGGGAACATAGCCCACACCGAGGGCGAGCCAACAACTCTGCTGTTATCCTGCGCCACAAAGTTAGCCGCCGAGACTTCGACGAACTGTGGGACAAGATCGTGGCGTCTGAGTCTGGTGAACCGGGTGTTCTTTTCAGTAACGACAAAGACTGGGGTACGAACCCCTGTGCGGAAATCGGTTTACGCCCGTATCAATTCTGCAACCTGTGTGAGCTTAACGTAAGCAACGTAGCAGACCAGCAGGACTTAAACGAACGCGCTAAGGCTGCGTCATTTATTGGCACGCTACAGGCTGGGTACACTGACTTTCACTATCTGCGTGATGTGTGGCAGGAGACTACAGAGAAAGACGCTTTGATCGGTGTAGGTATGACAGGTATTGCCTCTGGTGCAGTGCTTGATCTTGACCTAGAGGAAGCGACTCAGGCTGTGCTAGATGAGAACGCTCGTGTTGCCAAGAAGTTAGGCATCAATGAGGCAGCGCGTACTACGACTATCAAGCCGTCAGGTACCAGCAGCCTTGTGCTAGGCTCCAGCTCTGGCATCCACGCTTGGCACAACGATTACTACATTCGCCGTATGCGGGTGGGTAAGGACGAAGCTATATATGGATACCTAGCAGAAAACCACCCTGCTTTAGTTGAAGATGAATACTTCCGTCCTAACGATCAGGCTGTGATCGAGATTCCACAGGCAGCGCCAGCAGATGCTATCTTGAGACATGAGTCGCCTATGGAGCTGTTAGCCCGTGTGTCGCGTTTTAACGCTGAGTGGGTACGAACAGGCCACCGCGATGGTCAGAACGCTCACAACGTCTCTGTGACTGTCTCAGTGAAGGATGATGAGTGGGAGAAGGTCGGTGAA